TTATTGGAGAGCTTAAACCATTAATCAATGAGATTGGAGATGCTACTTTAATAGTACCATTAATTAAAGAATATCTAGAAATTAGTGTTAAAAATGACGATATTCTAGTAAAACTTGCAGCTTTAGTACAAAGAGCATTAGCATCCCAAAGTGAAGATGGATCTTTCAATATCTCAGATGAAGAAAAAGAGCAATTATTAGCTACTATTAACGGCATAAAAGGAGAAAATAATGGCTAAAAGAGGAACAGTCAAAGGATTTAATTCTATTAATTCTAATCTAAATAGTTCTAAAAACAATCTTTTTGGGTTATTTACAGGAATGGGTTTAAAAACCCTAATAACACTAGGGAGAATAAAAAGTATTGTTTTAAATGATACACATCCTCGATTTGAAGAATTAGGGGGATGGAACTCTTTAGGAATGATAGAATATGATGATGTTCAAAACCCTACATCTGAGCAGGGGGGTTTTCCTGTTGCTCGTCCTCTTGATCCTTCTTTTAAAAATTTTCCATTATTTAATGAAATAGTATATATATTATCTTTACCCAATACAAATATAGGAAATACTACTACTGCTACCTTTCAATACTATATCAATACAATAGGAATTTGGAATCATCCACACCATAATGCCTTCCCAGAAAATTCAAATACTTTACCGCCTTCTCAACAAAAAGACTATGGACAAACACAGGCCGGAAGTGTTAGAAGAGTTACAGACCAATCTACAGAAATCTTTTTAGGAGAAACATTTAAAGAAAGAGGTAATATTCATCCTCTTTTACCTTATGAAGGAGATAGAATTATAGAAGGAAGATGGGGAAATAGTATTCGTTTTGGATCAACAGTCAAAGGACAAATAGAACCAAATGAATATTCATCAACAGGAACTAATGGAGATCCTATAACTATTATAAGAAATGGACAGGGCCAAGATCCTGGAGCTTTAGGAGAAGAGCAATTAAATAAAGGATGGCTACCCATAACAGAATTAATCAATAATGATGATTCTTCTATTTACTTAACTTCTACTCAGAATATACCTATAAACATTTCTAGCACAAATAAGTATACTAGCTATGGTAAAAATAATCCAAATACACCAACTAATCCTAATCAATATGCTGGAAGGCAAGTAATATTAAATTCGGGTAGATTAGTGTTTAATACTACAGAAGATCATTTATTATTATCTTCTAAAAAATCTATAAATTTAAATGCAGTTGAATCTATAAATTTTGATACAACTCAACCCATAATTTTAAGCACATACCCAGTTTCTGATGGTGGGGGGATATTTTTAGGAGATAAAGATACAAAAAAAGAGTCAGTTTTATTGGGGGATTCAACTATTGAAATGCTAAGAACTCTTTTAGAAGAATTACAAAAATTAACTAATGTTCTTTCAAAACAAGTAGGAGTAATACCTAATTCTCTTTTAGCTCCAACTAATAGCCAAGCAGCTTTAACTAATATTACTATTACTAATTTGCTTAATCAACTAGACGGTTTAAAATCTAAAACTGTAAAAATTGTATAAAATGATTAAGTTAACTCTTGAGCAAGTAGAAATCCAAAGAAAAAAAGAAGCGGCAATTAGACAACAAGCTCAAGAAAATACTGCACTCCAACAAATTGAGTCAACAATAATAGAAAATAGTATCCCCCAAGAATTAAAACCTAAAGGGAAACAGGCATTAGGTGAACGCATATTATCATTAGGTAAAAAAATGCTTCAATTAATTTTGCCTAAACTTACATCTATGGTTAAGCAATATGCTATAGGACAATTTGAAGAAGCTAAAACCCAAGCTACTTCTCCTGAGCAGATAGGAAAATTAAAACAACAGTTTTGCCCATCCCCAGATGAATTAGCCAAACTAATTCAAACTCGAGATAATATAGTAAATCAATTAAATAGTATAGGTACTAGATTAGCAGGGTTAAATTTTAGTATTGGAATTACTCAAGACATAACAAAAGCTTTAAACCAATTATCCACAATAATAGAAACAGTTAAAATAGGATTATCAGCTGCTGCTAAAGTTTTACCCATAACCCCAGGTTCTATTCCTGCTATTTTAAATGATTTAGAAACTCTAGACGATAAAGTGATTCCAATTATAGAAAAAAATCAAGGGGCATTAAATTCTACAACAGTCCCAATTGCTGCGGTTACCTCAACTATAAATAAAGTAGTTAGGGTATTAAATCAACTTGATATATTAATATCTTTTTGTGCCCCAAATTCTCAAGTAGTTCCTATTTCTAATACAATTAAAACTCTTTCTGAAGTTCAAATTAAATCTGATGTGAATAGTGGTAATTATAAAGGATTTGTGATACAAATAAAAGAAGAACAATATACCTCTACTGTTACTCGTAGAAAAGCTATAGCATTAAATACTAATGGAATTAAATTACTTGAAACTTCATTATCTTTTACTACTAATAATCAAACTTTAATTGATGAACTTAAATTTATTATTGATAGAGACAATTTAAAAGCTTACTAATTTAATATTTATAATCATGAAAACCCAAGACTTTAAAAAAATCATCAAAGAAGCTGTAAAAGAAGCTATCCAAGAAGAACTTAAGAATATCCTTCTTGAAGCAGTCCGTTCTCCAAAGACAATCGTAAACGAATCTAGAGATACATATGCACAACCCCACATTGAAAAACCGCGCCAATTGACTGCCCAAGAACGTAGAAATATGTTTTCTGGAATTTTAGAGGAAATGCAGCAGGGGGCAGCAGCAACTTCAGCATACGCTGGTCAATTTCAACCTAAATCTGTTGATATTGTAAATGGTGCTTTGCCTGATGGGAGTGTTGGTTTAGACCAAATAATGAACTTAATGAATAAATAATGGCATTCGGAGCAAAAAGAATATTTCCTATAGATACTCGTCCTAGCACAGGGGTGGGGGTGGATATTCCTTTTAATGCTTCTGCAGCGTTTAGAAGTACATATACTACACAAAACGCTATAAAAAATAATCTAATAAACTTTTTTTTAACAGAATTAGGAGAAAGATATTTAAATCCTACTTTTGGTGGTGGTTTAAGATCTTTTATTTTTGAACAAATAACCAATAATACTACTGAGCTTTTAAAAGAGGATATACAAGCTAAAATTAATACTTATTTTCCTAATGTTATTGTTTCTAGCTTAGATGTTTTCCAAAACACAGATATTAATAGCTTAGTTGTATCTATAAATTATACTATTGCTGATACAGCAATCTCTGATGAAATTGAAATAGCATTCTCATAATGGCAATACAACGCAACATACAATATCTAAACAAGGATTTTACAGAACTAAGAGCTAGTCTAATTAACTATGCTCGTACTTACTTTCCTACAACCTACAATGACTTTTCCCCATCCTCTCCTGGTATGATGTTTATGGAAATGGCAGCTTATGTAGGTGATGTATTATCTTTTTATCTTGATAATCAAATTCAAGAAAATTATCTACAATATGCTAGACAAACCAATAATTTATATGAATTAGCATATATGTTTGGTTACAAACCAAATGTAACCCAAGTTGCTACTGTTAATATAGATTTTTATCAGCAAGTCCCTGCTACAGCAAATGCTCCAGATTTCTCTTATGCTTTATTAGTACCCGCTAATTCAGTAGTAAGCTCGCCAAATACATCTTTTATAATCCAAGACCCAGTCGATTTTTCAGTATCTAGCTCAGGTGATCCTACAGAAGTTACTGTTTATAGTGTTAGTGGCATTGATCCTACATTCTTTCTTTTAAAGAAAACTAGAAAAGCAATCTCATCTACCGTTAATACTACTACTTTTTCTTTTGGTATTCCCCAACAATTTTCAACAGTTGAATTAGCTGCTGATAATATTATAGGAATTTTAGACATATTTGATAGTGATAGAAATCAATGGTATGAGGTAGATTATCTAGCCCAAAATACAATATTTGATTCAATCAAAAATACTAATACAAACAACCCAAATTTATCTCAATACTCCGGAGACACTCCTTATTTACTTCAATTAAAAAAGATTCAAAGACGTTTTACAACTCGTTTCTTAAATTCAACCACTCTTCAATTACAATTTGGAGCTGGTACTTCAGCAGACACAGATGAAGAAATATTACCTAACCCAGACAATGTAGGATTAGGATTACCATTTGAAATAGATAAACTTACAACAGCTTATTCTCCTTCAAATTTTATATTTACAAAAACATATGGTATTGCCCCTTCAAATACAACTTTAACAGTTAGATATTTAACAGGTGGAGGTGTTAGTGCAAATGCTTCAGCCAATACAATAACATCTTTAACTTTAGGTACTCCTACATTTTTAAATAATAACTTGGATGCCTCTACAGCAAATACTGTTTTAGCAAGTTTTGCAGTTAACAATCCTGAAGCAGCAGATGGTGGGGGAGATGGAGACACAATAGAAGAAATCCGCCAAAATGCATCTGCAAATTTTACATCTCAGCTTCGTAATGTAACCCAAGATGATTATTTAGTAAGAGTACTATCTATGCCTGCTAAATTTGGAGTCATATCAAAAGCATACATTGAACCTACAAAAGCCCAATCAGTATCATCCGGAAAAGCGGCAGGAATATTAGATTTATATGTATTGTCTTATGATATAAATAAAAAACTTAAAATAGCATCTCAAGCCTTAAAACAAAATATATCTACTTATTTATCTCAATATAGAATGGTAAATGATTCTGTTAATATTAAAGATGCTTTTAT